GGTCTTGGTTACTCGATCTTACCGCTGATGTTCTACGGCACGATAGAGAGCTTAGCAAATTCGATGGGGGAGTATCAGACTCTGGTGAGGGTCGTTGGACGGTTCACTCTGCTGTGGATCTTGGCGTACCCGCTCCTGTCATCAGCAGTGCGTTGTGGGCTCGTTTTGAGTCACGCCGTCTTGGTGCTTTCACGGCCAAGGTTCTGAATGGTATGAGAGCAATGTTTGGAGGACATGATGTTCGGTAATTTTCTTATATACATCTGTATTCCATTTGTGTTGATAACACTATATTTTGGAACTAAGGGTGGATATTATGACACAGATAAGTATGATGGTGATGGAACAGCACACAAAGTACTTAAATGAACCACGTCCAACTGTTTGTTAGGCATGTCATGCAAACTCCATGGTGCTTAGGTGTCATGGGGTTCTTCCTAGTCTTTGTGCCCATTATTGGTATGCACTTAGTTCATAAGTATGGTTGGGAACACTGGGAACCTTTTGACAAATGGTTTCATAAGTGATACTATATACATATAAGAATACTTTATTTGCATGTGTCACAAGTTTGAGGATTTCCCAGTAATTCCTATCGCACAATTCCAAGAAAACTTTGATGAATATATGGAGGACATTGAAGAAAATAAGTCCTCATATATTATTGAAACAGAAGATGGGCAGAGAGCAGTAATGGTTCCTGCTGATGATGAAATGATTAAAATGTATACTGAGCATGAAGAAGGTTGTTGATGACCCCTACATCTGGCAAGTAGAAAATTCATTAACAAATGAATTTTGTGATAAACTGGTTAAGAGATTTGAGGAAGACCCAGAGAATAAAAAATACAGGGGAATTGTTGGGAACGGAGTTCCCGACCCAGAAATAAAAGAAACTTTTGATTTACTTGTTGACCCATCTAGTGATATTTGGAAAGAAGATGATAAGTTTCTTTGTACTAAACTCAATGACTGTATTAATGAATATATTGTTCGTATAAGAGAAATTATTCCTAATGTTGATTTCCATAACGGTATTGAGCAATTAAATGATTCTGGATATCATATCCAAAGGTATGAACCAAATAAAGGATTCTACGATTGGCATAATGACTTTTCATTTTCTGTGGGTAAAGGAAGCAGAATCTTGACATTTATTTGGTATTTGAATACAGTAGAGAGGGGTGGTGAAACTGAATTCACAAATGGATTGACTATTAAAGCAGAGAAAGGAAAACTAGTAATGTTCCCTGCTACTTGGACCTATACTCACAGAGGACGTATGCCATACTCTAGTGCAAAATATATCCTTACTGGATGGGTTTATAATGGTTGGTATACTAATGACCGTATGCTCGGTTAGCAATCTGGTGAATGCAGCAAACTCATAATTTGCCTAAGGAGAGTTCGATCCTCTCACCGAGCATAGTCTTGGGATGACTCTAAAAGCACCCTGGTCGGGATGGGTTCTTACGACTCCTCGGGTTTCTTGCTTTTCCATAAGAGCAAGTGGTGGAGCTAAGTGCTATCGAATATACCCCGCAGGATAAGGGTTAAGCCTGCTGGTGCGGACATCTGCAAAGGTTTCTTGTTTTTCCTTACGTCTAAAAGAACAAGTGGCGAGCCTGCATACTAACGGAGAGGGGGTTTACAACGACCCTCTTTTTTAGTATGATATATACTATGGTTTATAATAAGTCTTTGATTTAACATGGGTCAATATGTAAAGAAGGCACTAGTTCTTGGTGCTGGTGGATTCATTGGAAGTCACATGGTCAAACGTCTTCGTTCCGAAGGATATTGGGTACGAGGTGTGGACCTTAAACGTCCTGAGTTCTCTCCTAGTGAGGCAAATGAATTTGTCCAGGGAGACCTACGTGATGTAGATTTTGTTAAACGTGTACTCCAATATAAGGGAGACCGTGGCAATTTCTATAATTCTGTTCCTTATAGGTACATTGGTGCCTTTGATGAAATCTATCAGTTTGCTGCTGACATGGGTGGTGCTGGTTTTGTCTTTACTGGTGAAAACGATGCTGACATTATGCATAACAGTGTTAGTATCAATCTGAACGTTCTTGAAGAGCAACGTAAATTTAATGAACAACTCGGTAAAAATACTACTAAAATTTTCTACTCTGGTTCTGCTTGCATGTATCCTGAGCATAACCAACTTGATCCCAATAATCCTGATTGTCGGGAGTCTTCTGCTTATCCCGCAAATCCAGACTCTGAGTACGGTTGGGAAAAGTTGTTTAGTGAACGTCTATATCTGGCTTACAATCGCAACCACGGGATTCCTGTACGTGTTGCTCGATATCATAACATCTTTGGACCCGAAGGTACGTGGCAAGGAGGAAGAGAAAAAGCTCCTGCTGCGATTTGTCGAAAGGTGGCTTATCTTCCGTCTGAGGGAGGTGCTATCGAAGTATGGGGAGACGGAGAACAAACAAGAAGTTTCCTCTTCATCGATGAGTGCATCGAAGCAACCAGAAGACTGATGGATTCTGAATTTCTTGGACCTGTGAACATTGGTTCTGAGGAGATGGTTACTATCAATCAACTTGTAGATACTGCTGCTAAGGTTGCAGGTAAAGAAGTTCACAAGATGCATATTGATGGACCTCTTGGTGTTCGTGGACGTAACTCTAACAATGATTTGATTCGTGAGAATCTTGGTTGGGATTATGAGCAAACCCTAGAAGAAGGAATTCGTAGAACATACGAATGGATTTGTAGTCAAATTGATATTATCGGAGAATAATTATGCCAAGTTGGAGAAATCCAAACCTTGACATCATCTTTAATGATTACACCTCTTTTGATTCTGAGAGTGTATCAGAAATGGATGTATATCAATTTGGAGTATTTCGTGGAGATTCTATGCGGGAGACTGCAAAGATTCTATTGAAACATAAACTAAGTCCTAGAAAGTATTGGGGTTATGATGTGTTTAGTGGTATGCCTAAAGAGACTGCTGAACCAATCTTTCAACCTTCCTGGGACCCTGACCAGATGCCTGATGAGTTCAATGTAATGTCATACGTTGAAGAGTTTAATACTCCTGAAGAATGTGCAGCAGGAATTGAACCAACAGTACAATCTGTCTTTGATGCTAAAGGTTCTTCTACTAAAGTAGATATTGTTGCTGGTTTAGTTGAAGATACATTGTCAAAGCAAGACCTTAAACCTGCTTTCTATGTTGACTTTGACTTGGATATTTACTCTCCCACAAAGTATGCCTTCAAGTATATGATGGATAACAACTTGATAAAAGTTGGAACTATCGTAGGGTATGATGACTGGGGTGGAACTCCAGAGTTTGAATCTTTTAAGTATGGAGAGTCCAGAGCACATAAAGAAATTTGTGATGAGTATGGACTTGAAATGGAAATGGTTCTACAAAATGGTAATCAGTTTCCACATGTTCAAACTGTTTGGGTAGTGACTGGAGGAGTTTAATGGAAAGTGTATTGGTTTATGTCGGTGCAAACGTTGGACATTCACTAGGTCAGATAGAAGGACACTTTGATAAAGTTTATGCCTTTGAACCAGACCCTGAAATGTTTGATAGTCTTTCTAAAAGATATTCAAACAATCCTAAATTCACTCTTGTGAATGCTGCTTGCTCACTAGAAGATGGAGAAGCAAATTTTTATATTACTGGTAATAGAGTTGCTAGTAGTCTTGGTGATGGTAACCAAGAATTTAAAGAATTCCATGGATATAATGCCCAAGTAATCAAAGAGATTACTGTTAAGACTATCAATCTTGCATCCTATCTTAAGAATGAAGGTGTTGATGTTATACACTTGTATTATTCTGATTGCCAAGGTAGTGATTTGAATGTCCTTACAACTCTAAAGGAATGGGTTGACGAAGGTAAGATTGGTGAGTTATTCTTGGAAACCCATGGTAATAAAAAGAATATATATCATGGACTTGAAAACAGACTTTTTGGTTTCAAGGAACTTCTATCTAAAAACTTTGACCTTGTTCATGCGAGTCTAGGTTGTCATCGAGGTAGAATTGTTACAGAGGAAAATATTCCACCCGACGACCCAGAGTTTGATTGCTATTGGAGATTGAAAGGTGAAGACCCTGGTGTGGGTGCATCGTTAACAGCTTGAGGAAATTATGAAAGTTACAGTATTAGGTTCTAGTGGGCAGATTGGTGCCTACCTTACAGAGTACCTGCGTGAGAAAGGACACACTGTCCATGAGTTTGATGTTGTGAATGGTCGTCATCATGACGGTACTGTCATTCCTAATGCAGAACTACATCGAGTCATTTATGATACTGACTTTGTGTTCTTCCTTGCTTTTGATGTGGGTGGATCTAGGTATCTTAAGAAGTATCAACATACCTTTAAGTTCATCGACAATAATACTCGTCTGATGACACAGGCATTTGGTCTGATTGAAAAGTATAAGAAACGGTTTGTGTTTGCTTCATCCCAGATGAGCAACATGTCTTATTCTCCATACGGTGTTATGAAACGTGTGGGTGAACTCTATACCACATCACTGAAAGGACTGACTGTTAAGTTCTGGAATGTGTATGGTATTGAAAAGGATCACGACAAAGCACATGTTATCACTGACTTCATCCGTAAGGGATTTGAAGAGGGTGACTTTGAAATGATGACCGATGGTACTGAAGAACGTCAGTTTCTCTATGCTGAAGATTGCTGCGAAGCACTAGAGACTGTGATGAATTGCTACACTCAGTTCAAACCAGAAGACCCTCTTCACATCACTTCCTTTAGAACAACGACCATTAAGGAAGTTGCTTCAATTATTCAAGGACTCTTCTCTCGTATTGGAAAGACTGTTCATATTACACCTGGACTTGCGAAAGATAGTGTTCAGTTAGATAAGAGAAACGAAGCAGACAATTACATCATGGATTGGTGGTTGCCTCAAACCAGTATTCAAGATGGTATCAAGGCAGTGTTTGATGATATGGCAAAGGAATATGACGTTCAAAATTAATCTATATTGTAACGATAGACTAGAACCATCATCCTCAGATAAGAACGAACAAAAGTTTACTGACTGGGCATATGATGGTTCTGGTGAGGTTGACTTTTATGTCAATCAGAGAGCACTAGAACCATTTAGTAAGGTCAATGAAAGACCAACTTACATTTGGTTGCTAGAATCAAAACAAATCATTCAACCTTATTATGATTGGATTCTTGCAAACTACGACTTTGTTGCTTCCCGAGTGGACGGTATTATTAGTTGCGATAAAGAACTTTGTGCAAAGTATCCGAAGTTCATGTACTCGGTAACTAATGCTGCTCCTTGGGTAGTTGACCGTCAAATCTTTGAGAAGACCAAACTTGTCTCGATGATTTCTTCTAATAAGAGAATGATTCCTGGACACTTGAAGAGACTTGAGTTTGTTGAAAAGTTCAAGAACCAAGTTGACTTGTATGGTCGTGGATTCCAAGAGATTGATTGCAAAGAAGATGGTCTGCGTGATTACATGTTCTCTATTGCCGTAGAGAATGCTGTGTATGATACTTATTTCACAGAGAAACTAACAGACTGTTTTGCTACAGGTACAATCCCTATCTTCTATGGGTGCAGAGGAGTTACTGAATACTTTAATGAAGATGGAATCATCTTCTTGGATGACGACTTTGATGTATCTACATTGACTGAAGAACTTTATTATTCTAAAATGGATGCTATAAAAGATAACTATCAACGTTCACTGGAGTTTCCAGTAGCAGAAGATTATATCTACACTAATTACTTTAAATGATTTACAAATATTTTAGAGACAATAAAGTACAAGTAGAAGGTGCTATTCATGTGGGAGCACATCGTGGTGAAGAAATTTATGACTACGAAAAACTTGGTGCTAAGAAAGTAGTTTGGATTGAACCTAACCCTGATGTATTTGAAGAGTTAGTTGTATTCCTTGAGAACGCAGAAACCACTGTGGAGTCTCAAGGATTTTGCGTTGCTGCTGGTGACGATGATAAAGAAGAGATTGACTTTCATATCTGTTATGGACCAGATGCTGGTTACATGGTGGGCAATAAAGGTTGCTCTTCTCTTTTGAAACCTAGTAGTGACCAAATGAAAGACTGGCACAGAAAAACCATCAAGGTAGAACTTGTCAGACTTGATACTCTACTTAAAGATAATGAACTCCCATTTGAAGACTACCAGATTCTTGACATGGATACTCAGGGAGCAGAACTGATGGTTCTCAGAGGTGCTGATGAGGTTCTAAAGAATGTTAAGTATGTAACTACAGAAGCAACTTGGAACAATCCAGACTATCAAGATGGTGTAATGTTCGATGAACTTACCAAGTATCTTAATGATAAAGGATTTAAGCATGTGGAAACTTTCAAGCACACCGAAGATTGGGGTGACGCACTATTCGTGAAGGAAGACTGATGGCAATTTCATATAATCAACTGGGTTCTAATGGTCGTCTGGGTAACCAGATGTTCCAGTATGCAGGTCTTCGTGGCATTGCTGCTAATCTTCATTATGATTGGTTGATTCCACCGCAGGACGTAGAGTCTACATGTAATTATGGTCTCTTTGACTGCTTTAGAATGCAGTCAGTTAAAGATGAGAATATTGGATTCGGACCATATCCTACACTCACTACAGGAACTTTTCATTTTGACAAAGAACTGTTTGATAATTGTCCAGACAATACTAATCTAAATGATTACTTTCAAACTGAAAAGTATTTCACTAATGTAGAAAAAGATATTAGACGTGACTTTTCATTTAAGGATGATATCTACACTGACTGTAAAGAAATCATTGATGATGTTGGTGACTGTATTTTTATTCATGTTCGCAGAGGAGACTACGTTGCTACTCCAGACCATCACCCATGCTTAACTGAAGAATATTATCTAGAAGGACTTTCTCATTTTGATGAAGACATCCCTGTTCTTGTTTTTTCAGATGACCTAGAATGGTGTAATCAACAAAAGTTCTTGGAAGGAGATAGGTTCTTGATTTCAGAAAATCATGTAACTTACTCTAATAAAATTAAACTTGGTGATGGCACATTTCAGCATTCACTTGTTCCTTACTGGGATATGTGCTTGATGACTATGTGTAAAGGTGCTATAATTGCAAATAGTTCTATGTCATGGTGGGGAGCATGGCTACAGAATGGTGCTGGTAAAGTAGTAGCACCAAAGCAATGGTTAGGAAAAGCATATTCTAACTACAACATGTCTGACGTTACCCCAGAACGTTGGATAAAAATTTAATTAAGGAGACTAATGGCAGCATCATTAACAGTAGATGACTTGAATAAGTATTCGGAAGTTCTATCTGAATATGTTGAAGATATCAATGAGTATTCAACTATGGTTGAAACTGGTACTTCATGGGGTGGTAGTATCAAATCAGTTAATCAATATTTTGAAAAGATTTGGACTGTAGAAATTGCACCTAATCTTTATGAGATGGCAAAGGGTATCACCAATGCATTTCCTCATGTAACTCATGTTCTTGGGGATAGTCTCATTGAAACTCCTAAGTATCTCTTATCACTAACAGAAGAAGATAAAGTTTTCTTCTGGTTGGATGCACATTATTCTGGTAATGATACCTCAAAGAATCACTTGGATTGCCCAGTGATTGAAGAGTGTGTTCTTATTGATAAAAACTACAAAGCAGATACTGCAGTTATTGCTATTGATGATTATCGTTTGTTTGAAACAGTTGAGCATGGTGACTGGTCGTTTGTAAATGATGATGCAGTAAGAAATTCATTTGAGAATTTTAATATTGTTTACATGAAAGAAGTTGATGACCGTCTTCTTCTCTATATTGAACGCAAAGGTGAGTGATGCTTAGTTTTAATAAACTTGGAAAGTCTGGTCGTCTGGGTAACCAGATGTTTCAATATGCAGCACTAAGAGGTATTGCTGCTAATCGTGGATTTGATTGGGTCATTCCTCCTCCAGAAGCAGGTGGTATTGGTGACTTTGGTGAAGAGAATAATTACTGCATGTTTGATACATTCAAAATGCCACATGCAGGTCCACAGCATCAGGCAATTTCTAATACTCAACAGTGGGTAGTGTGGAAAGAGTTTCACTTTAATGAGCAGCTCTTTAATGAGTGTCCAGATAATGTAAATCTTGATGGATATTTTCAATCTGAAAAGTATTTCAAAAATATTGAAAAAGATATCAGAGCAGATTTTACCTTCCAAGATGAAATCTTAAATCCATGTAAAGAGATGATTGACAGTCTCGGTGATGGTCGTAAGATTTTCTTACACATTCGTAGAGGTGACCCAAAACTTCAGTGGGCATATGTCAATCTTCAAAATGCACACCCACTACAAACTTGGGACTACTATGAAAAGGCACTTGCTGAATTTCCTGATGATATTCCTGTCATTGTATTCTCTGATGTTATTGAGTGGTGTCGTGAGCAAGAATTTTTCAAACCAGACCGATTCATCTTATCGGAGACAACTGATGAATTCTCAGATGGACAAAGAGTGCCATGGACTGACCTTTGTTTGATGAGTCTTTGTACTGATGCCATCATTGCTAACTCCTCATTCTCTTGGTGGGGAGCATGGTTGATGGAGAATAAAGACAAAAAAGTTATCGCACCTAAGAAATGGTTTGGACAACAGTTTTCTCACTATGATATGAGTGATCTGATTCCTGAAGATTGGATTGAAATTATGGATGAGGGTTGATATGGATTTATCTTTTATTATTCCTATTAAGATTGAGTCCTTAGATCGTCTCAGGAACTGTATCACGATTCTTAGTTACCTTCGTAATGTAGTTCCTGATGCGGACATCTACATCAAGGAGGTAGATGAAAAGTCTAAGTTTACTCAGTATGTTCTTCCTGAAGTTCAGAAGAATGCTGATGTATCAAAGATTCATCATACGTTTCAAGAGAATCCAGATGATGCTCTATTCCACAGGACCAGATATATCAACGATTTGTTTCTGCAAACGAAGAGTAAAGTAGTTTGGCATTATGATATTGATGTTCTGTTCCCAAGAGACACCTATCTAGCAACATATAATATGATTGCTAATCATGGATTTGATTTTGTATATCCTTTTGGTTGTGGTCCTTATCAGAATGCAATCAATTACGATGATGCAATGTATGAGAAGTTCATTAACTCTGGATATAATCTAGAAGTATTAAAAACTAATTACTTCAGACTTCCAGCAACTGTGGGATTCTCTCAAGTCTTTAATGCTGAGTCATATGCAAAGTTTGGATTTATGAATGAGAACTTTGTATCTTGGGGATGTGAAGACTGTGAATTATATTATAGAATGAATATTCTTGGATATAAAGTTGGTCGTGTCATGCATGATGTGTATCATCTAGAGCATTCTAGGACATTCAATTCTCATTACCACAATCCTAAGTTTAATGAAAACAATCAATTGTGGCAGTGGTTTAGACATCAAGATGTTGATGTTGTTAGAAAGTATTATGAAGACCAGAAGTATGTAAAAGAACGGAGGGAACAGTGGACCTGAGTTTTTTAATTCCAACTAAGATTGAATCTGAAGATAGACTTAGAAATGTATGTACTGTTCTTGCATTTCTACTAAAAAACTTTGATGCTGAGATTCTCATTAAGGAAGTAGATGATGAACAGAATGTAAAGCAGTTTGTTTTTCCTTTAATCTATAAAAGGTTTGGGGGTATTCCTGATAATCTTCATTACTTTTATGAAAAACCAACGAAAGAATATTTTCATAAGACAAAGATTCTCAATGATTTGATTGAGGTATCAGAAACATCAGTTGTTGCTAACTATGATACTGATGTAATTCTTCCAACTCGTTGTATTCAGGCAGCATATGAACTCATTGCAAATGGAACTTCGGATGCTGTATATCCATATGCTGTAGGACCATATCAAAAAGCAGTTAAGTATTCACCTAAAATGTTTGATGAGTTCTTTAACTCTCCTATGGGTGATGATGATATTGCCACCTACTTGGAAAGAGATATTTCTATCAGCAGTTCTACAATTGGTTGGTGTCAGTTCATTAGAAAGAGAAATTACATTGATTCTTTCATGATGAACGAGTCTTTTGCAGCATGGGGTCCAGAAGATTGTGAGCTGCATTATCGTTTGCTTGCAATGGGAAACAAAGTTGACAGAATACAACAATATGTTTATCATTTAGAACACTCCCGTACCCAAGATTCTTGGTTCAATAATCCGAAGTGGCAAGAAAATATGAAACTGTGGGAGTGGATTCGGACTCAAGATAGAGAACAACTATCTGCATATTATAGAAACCAGGAATACGTTAAGGAGAGAATTGTAAATGCTGGCATTTAATGGTTTGGGTAACAATGGTCGTCTGGGTAACCAGATGTTCCAGTATGCAGCACTGAGAGGCATTGCTGCATTTAAAGGATATGAATGGGGTATTCCTCATTGGAATACACCTAGGGTTGATAACTACAGTCTTGGTAATTGTTTCAAGATGGATAGTGTTCAACCTTCTAATATGAAAATCCTAGATAATGGATATGCTCCAACTGTGATTGAAAGATACTTTCATTATGATGAAGAGATGAAAACTCTCTGTCCTAATGATGTTTCTATTCACGGATTCTTTCAAACCGATAAGTATTTCAAAGATATTGAAGCACAGATTCGGAAAGACTTCACCTTCCATGATGAAATTTTGAATCCATGTAAGGAGATGATTGATTCTCTTGATGAGCAACCTCTATTCCTCCATGTTCGTAGAGGTGACCCAAATCTCGTTGATGCTCGGGGATTTAAGTGGTCATATACTGAATGCTCTGACCAGCACCCTCCTCAACCTCTTGCTTATTATGAAGAGGCACTTAAAGAGTTTCCTGATGACCAACCAGTTGTAGTCTGTTCTGACTCTCCTGAGTGGGTTAATGAGCAAGAATTCTTCAGTGATGATAGGTTTTTGGTTTCTGAACCAGAAGATAAGTATCCTGATGGTTCCTATACACCTTATGTAGACCTTTGTCTGATGAGTTTGTGTAAGGGTGCAATCATTGCTAACTCATCGTTGTCATGGTGGGGTGCTTGGTTGCAGAATGGAGTTGGGACTGTTGTTGCACCTAAGACGTGGTTTGGTCCTGCTTATGCTGATAAAGATACTAAAGACTTGTACTGTGAAGGATGGAAGGTAATTTGATGGTCTCTCAATTTTCAACCCTTGATAAGAACAAGGCAGCATTTAAACTAAAAGGATTTGGTCCTGTATACTACATCAATCTTGATGGGCAACCAGAAAGAAAAGAGTATATGGAAGAGCAGTTCAAGTATTGGGAGATTGAGAACTATACTCGTATCTCTGGATATGATGGACGTGATGATGACCTTAGTGATATAATTAAGGGACGTTATCCTGAGATGATGACACCAGGTGAGATTGGGTGTACTACATCTCACTTGAAAGCAATTAAGGACTTCTATGAAAATAGTGATGAACCTTATGCTATCATTGTCGAGGATGACCTTGACTTGCAACTAGTTCATAACTGGTGCTTTACATGGAAGGAATTTTATTCTAAATTTCCTTATGATTGGGACGTTGTTCAACTCGCAATCATCTGTACGGGAAACCTCCATATTTCCCTACACAAGAGATTCGTAAATGATTTCTCTACTGCTGCCTATGTGATTTCACGTCACCACGCAGCAAAACTTGTCAAACTTCACTGCAGAGGTGACAAATATAAACTGGACAATGGTGTTAAACCCCGTGCAGTTGCAGATGATTTAATCTACAACTCAGGTAACACCTTCTCTGTACCAGTGCTTCTGTATAAGATTGCTCTTGGGTCTTCTATCCACCCAGACCATATTGACATTTTCCATCGTTCGAGTCATGATGGTCTTCTGAATTGGTGGCAACAGAACGGTGCCAACGTTCAACTTGATGCTTTGATGAATTACGACCCGTACTACGGTCGGGTATCCGAACCAGAAAAGCAACAGTCTTGACATTAACCAATTCTTAGGATAGTATAAATACTTAACCTTTTGCAAAACTTCACACTTAGTTACAAAAGGCACAAAACGAAGACATGTCGAGTCTTCTATCATCTGTGGGTTTAAACTCCACAAGTAAAAATTAAGAGGTATTAATTCAATGATTAAGTCTATTTTCGCAGCAACTGCTGCTCTGTCCGTATCTGCTGGTGCTGCTGTTGCGGGGCCATATGTTAATGTGGAAACCAATGCAGGTTGGACTGGCGATGATTACACTGGTGCAACTACAGACATCCACGTAGGTTACGAGGGTGCTCTCGGTGATTCTGGTGCTTCATACTACATTCAGGGTGGCCCTGCGATTGTGGCTGTTGACGGTGCTGAGACCGAGACTGAGTTCTCTGGTAAAGCAGGTGTTGGCGTCCCCGTCACCGATGCACTCGGAGTATATGGTGAGGTTTCCTTCCTGACTGCAGACGACTCTGACGACCTCGGTGTTGGTGGTAAACTGGGTGTTAAATACTCCTTCTGAGTAGAGTAGACATATAAACATCTAGGTGTTAGATTGGGGTGCGACGGCACCCCTTTTTAATGTTCAAAAGGATTCTACTTTCTCCAGTTACCCACTTCAATCTATTGTTGGTGGGTTTTTTAATTATTGTTGGTGTAGCACACAACATCTATCATCATAAAATTGAAGAGGATGTTCATGGTTATGTTAGGAAGTTTTGTGAAAAGAATCTTGAGAAATGTCAGGATATTGTTGAAGGAGATGATTACTGAACAATGAGTAACGTACAGTTCAAAAAACATCGAGTCTTTCGGGAGACCGACTCTGTTATTTTCTACGACATTTCTGTAGAGAATTCAAATGCATCGGACCTAGTAGTACATACTGGACCTGCAATCTCCCCTCCTAATGATATTGTTGGTGCAAAACAATTTTATATTCATCGTCACCAGACTGATAACAATCGTGTTCTTTCGGGTGTCCGTACCTTTGAGTTGATTAATCCCGAGTGGAAGTATCCATATCACATTGTTCACCTTAATCGGTCCTCTGGTGCCCTTGTAATCCCAACCAACACATATCATCGTTCTATTTCTGGTGAAGATGGTTCAATCGTCATTAATCAGGCAATTAGAGACGATGAATTTAATGCTGATACTGAGTTTGTTCCTGTATCTACAGCACAAAATAAACAAATATATGATATCTTATCTTATGAAAAGCCAGTGATTCATAACATTGGTGAGTAATGAGTATAATTTACTACAAAGGACCTCTTGACGGAGGTCCTTTTTTTATATATACTATGTAAAGAATTATTACAGGAGGTAACATGACCGTAACAACTAATGAGTATGGACAAAATAATCTCTTTGCCAAAGAGCCTCAAATGGTGGTAGAATCCTATAACCGTAAGGGACTGTATTCTCCCCAGCAGTTTGCCGAGGTCTATAATGGACGTTGGGCAATGATGGGTATCATCAGTGGCTTGATTTCCTATGCAGCAACTGGTAAACTGTTCTTTGGTATTTTTTGAGTTTTTGTAAAGTAAACTATGGCTTTTAATATCACTCTTCGTCAGTCTGACGGTACTGAAACCGTTGTTCCTTGTGAAGACGACCAGTACATCCTTGATGCTGCTGATGAAGCAGGAATTGACCTGAACTATTCTTGTCGTGCAGGTGCATGTTCCTCTTGTGCAGGTAAGATTGTTTCTGGTACTGTTGACCAGTCTGACCAATCTTTCCTTGATGACGACCAGATTGATGCAGGTTTCGTTCTGACCTGTGTTGCATACCCTACTTCTGATTGTGTTATCGAGACCGAAAAGGAGGAAGAACTTTACTGATGAATAAGTTCTATCTTTTTTCAAAAGAATCTTGTGGTCCATGTATGCTAGTAGACAAGTACATGGCAGCAATCAAGGATGAACGCACTTCTCTTTTGGAGAAAGTTGACCTTGAAGATGTAAGTACTACACCCATCCCACAAGAAAATCTCGACCTTGCAAAGAAGTATGGTGTAACTGCAACTCCTGTTCTTGTTATTGTAGATGAGAATGGTGAAAAGTTAGAAGAGTTTACTGGTGGTATGGGTATTACTCAAAATATTCGTAAAATGTTTGATAAGTATGCCTGACCCTGATGCACTATGGAAGGATATGCAGAAACTCGACGATATGTACGAAGAGTTACTGTGGCATCCAGATGATGAGTTACAATTCACTCATGATGGAGTGAAGATTATTATCACAAACAAAACCTTAGAGGATAAACAACGATGAAAGACTTCTTTAACGAAAAGGCAGAAAACCTTAACGGTCGTATGGCAATGGTTGGTTTCGTTGCTGCTGTTGGTGCATACCTGACTACAGGACAAGTAATCCCAGGAGTATGGTGATGTTAGCCCTAGCAGGACTTTTGCTAGGGGCATTCATTCTTGGGTCCGTCCTAGTAGAAGATGAACACGATGATGATGGACCAGATGGGGGTCTTATGACCCCCGTGTATAACCCTATTTAATTATTATGGAAGAAACTCTTGCTGCAAAACGTAAAGCAATTGCAGTTTGCAATCAAGGTGTCGTTCAGAAACTCTATGATGTCATTGCAGAACTAGGATGGGACTGCTATGATGATGTTGTCGTAGAGATTGGTGGCACGTCTGTATATGAAATTGAAGGTGCTGGCACTAAGTGGGCACCTGTAAAAGGCACCCGTAAATACAATAAGGATGCCTTTATTGTTATTAAAAACAAGTCTAGGGATGAGATGATTTTTTCTAATCCCAATCCTGAACTGAAGGCACATCATCTTAAGACTGAAAATGAACTTGCTGCAGAAATTAAACGGTCAGATGATGCAAAAATGTATGATACATACAGCAAGTAAAAGGTGAAAGTATATCTTAAACTAGAATTTCATACTAAATAGTAAAATCCAATATCGGATAAACCACCCAAGGAGAGTTCTGTGAGTAATTAATTTTTACATTAAGATGTAGGACTCTTTGTTGGATACCATTCAAAAGGTATGACGCATTTAACGAGAGATGTGCTTGTAAAGTCTATTGTTGCCGAAGAAGTTCGGGATATGAAAGGTGACGGTTACCTAGAAGCACTCAAAAATCTCTATCATAAATGGGAACACGTATCTAGTGATGAACTGTGTACCCGATACAACGAAATAAAAGAAACACATATAACGAAGGAACACCTCAAACCCTGACACTTGACAAGACCCCCTATGGGCATGTACCATAGGGTTTCACTAATGAGAGACTTGATTTGATTAAGACTATAGCTACAATCGCATTACTTGCTAGTTCATGTACTGCAGCAACACTTGATGCAGACTTGAACACAGATACCTCTGTGCCTATTGAAGTTAAGGAGTCTCGTTGGAAGTGTCCTGATTGTACACCCAACGAACAGTATGTTCTTGAACAACTACAAGAAAAAACTAAAATTAGAGACCGAAATGCACTTGCAACGTTACTGGGAAACATTAAATCTGAAAGCAACTTCATTCCCAACATATGCGAGGGAGGGTCTAGAGTTTCTTACGGGGATTGCACTCGGGGTGGGTATGGCCTTATTCAGTGGACCAGCCTAGGTCGTTATATGGCTCTCGGTAAATTCTGTGAAAAATATGGATGTGACCCAAGCAGTCTAGAAGGTCAAACTCGTTTTATGATTAACGAGACAACTTTCCAACGTTACCTTCCAGAGTTTGAAGGTCGTGGATTTAGTATCAGTCAATACATGGTTCCTGCCTATTATTGGTTAGGATGGGGAATCAAAGGAAACCGAGAGGTTTATTCGCATAACTATTATCAGAAACTCGTTTGGCAATGATTTTTAAGGCAATCAAAGAGACCCTAGGTCAAGTGTTTCATTCTCCTGAGGCATCTGGAACCTGGGGAACGGATGATGTTAAACTTCCATTTTGGGATGATGCAGACATTGAATGTGCAATTGATGACGAAGTTGTGGACTGCAGTGAAATGGACAGTCCTCCTTATATCGGTGTTCCTGCTCCTGCGTACCTAGAGGATGATGAATGGTTTGGACCTGCTCCAGTAAAAACTGAAAAGCAAGAAGCATACATTGAACTTGAAGAAGCAACTAAAAGACTTCATGAAGATATGCGTAAAGAGGCTGGAAATGTTGAGTCTGAAAATATTCATGAAGAACTGTATAAGATGGCAAGTAAAAACTGGAACACTGTGAGTGAGACTCAAGGTGGTTCAGAGAACTTCCAAGAAGGTCCTAATGGGTGGAGTTCAGGAATCCGATGACAACACTTGACGACTGGCGTTATAATGACGACAGGATGCTTGTCAGAGAGCAAGCATTAAAAATTTTGATGGCAAAGTTTGGTCATGTTATGGATGGGGTAGTTCCTAAGTATTCCCCACAGTCCATCTATGAATGTGCTCATGATTGGGTTTCTCAAGGACACAACACGACTGCTGGCATCGTTAAATACTATGAGGCTTATTATCAATGAAAACTCTTTTGACTGCGTTGGTTGCTGCTGCTGCAGTTTCCCTTCCTGCCTTTGCTGACAACTCTAAAATCACCAAGGGTTATCATACTATGGATGCAATGGGGTGTATGCTAGTTCGAGAGTGTACAGATGGAGTCGATAAAATCGAAAGCATCGCAACTATTGCTGATGAGTATCCCGATACTGATTATAGTGCTGTTGCTGACGAGTTCAACACAATGCTCGTTGCTTTTGAACAAATCGGGGTTGGGGTGTTTTTAGCAGACAGTAAGTATTTTCCACACAGTCATCGTGGTGTTTATCATACTGTCGGTAATAATTTCTTGCGTAATAGGAAGTAGATGGATACCACCAATTACCTGATGCAAGTGATGCGTCATGAGGGTTGGCACGCTGCAC